GCAAAGAAAATAACAATAGGACACAGATCCTTTTCATCATTCACATCCTGGGTCAAGTGCGGTAAAGCATGGCAACTTGAACGGGAACTACACGTACCCACTAGTGCCGCATGGTACTTCGTTGGTGGGTCCGCATTTCATTTAGCCGTAGAGAAACTCCTGAAAGGGGAAGTGGATGTCAAAGCAACTAACGATTGAACAACTCTGGGCTGAATGTTTCAACCAGGCAATCGGTGATCAGCAAGAACGACACGGATCAAACCCTGTTGATTGGAAAGCTGGTGGGCGTAAGTCTAAAGAGTGGCCAGACAAAGAGAACGGCGACTGGTGGTCTGCTAAAGGACCAGAGATGCTACACAACTTTGTACAAACTTGGGCAGCTTCAGGTTTCCAAGTATGGGTAACACCTGAAGGTATCCCTGCTATCGAACTTGAACTCAATGTAGATTTTGGTGAAGTGCGCGTTAAAGCGTTCGTTGACCTAGTTGCAGTAACACCTGACGGCGAACTTGTTGTCATTGACTGGAAGTCCGGCGCTAACATGCCATCCAACTCTATGCAGTTGGGTTTGTATGCTGCCGCTATCGGTAAACAGTTTGGGATAACCCCATCAGGGGGCTATTATTACAATGCTCGTGCCGCAATCTTTGAACCAGCTGAAGGTATGGATCGTTGGACCCATCCACTGTTTACGGAACTGTTCCGACAGTTTGAGTTCTCGGTACAGAACCGAATTTTTTTACCCAACATCAGTATGATGTGCAAGTCTTGTATGGTGGTAGATTACTGCCATGCTAATGGTGGCGAGTTTGCCCACCTTGTAGATCCACTCTATGCAATAGGAAACCAAAAAGAAGGAAAGGAATAGCATGTCTGAAAAGAATTATGTTATCAACATTAAGACGAAAGCGGGAACAATTTTTACTGTTCGCGCCGATAGTGCCGCCGAACTGAACACCAATGTGCAGGATGTTGTAAACAATGCAACAAACCAGTATGTTGTGGCGTTGGAACAGTTGCTTACAGACAATGTTGCACCTGCAACACCTGAAGCAGTAATCCAAGCTGCGTTCCCTAACTCGACTGTGGTAACTACACCAGCGCCTACAAGCGCACCAGTAGCACCAGTAGTGGTAACGACTACGCCAGCGAACATTCCGGTATCAACACCAGAACCAGTAGCACAAACCACTGGCGCACCAGTATGTCGTCACGGTGCTATGTCTTGGGTTGCCCCAGCGAACAAACCTTGGAAGGGTTGGTTCTGTCCACAGCCGAAGGAAGCAACCGACAAGTGTTCTCCACAGTTCGTTAAAGGATAACCAATGACGGTACGCAGAGGAACTAAAGTACACCCTGCGGTTTTCCCACTCATACTCAAGCTCAAGGATCAGATAGGTTTCACTTATGACGACCTATCTGACCTGCTTGATGTGACCCCTAGCAGGGTACAGCAAATTGTTTTACAGGAACGCAGGAAGGTAGGAACTTATCATGTTGACGATAGCCCAGGCAGCTACACGAAACAAAAACAACGCACAGTTACTACCTGATTTGTTCCCTGCCCTCGCCCAGAACGGTGTTCGTTTTCGGCGGGGGCAAGTAACTATGATCGCTGGCCAACCTAATAGTGGAAAATCGTTACTAGCATTATTTTATGCAGTAAAATCTAATGTGCCAACACTATACATCAGTGCAGACACGGATGCTTACACGACTGCTATTCGTGCGGCGGCTGTCATTACCGGTAGCCAAGTCAATACTGTTGAGGAAGCTTTTACGAGTGGTGCAGGGTACGAGTTTTATGAAGATGAACTCAAAACTTTGAAACATTTACGGTTTGACTTTGATCCTAGCCCAACACTTGACGACATACAGTTATCTATTCAGGCGTATGGTGAAGCGTTCGGGGAATACCCACAGTTATTAATTATAGATAATCTGCTCAACATTGCAGCATTGCACGACAATGAGTGGACTGGTATGCGGGACATTGCTAAAGCGATGCACCACATTGCTAGAGAAACAGATGCCGCAGTATTTATGCTACATCACACCACTGAAGCCGAGGGTAGGCCAGAACTACCGCCTAGCCGTAAAAGTATTCAAGGTAAAATTAGCCAGCTTCCAGAAATGATCCTCACAGTGGCGATGGATCATGAAACTTCCGAGTATCGTATTGCTTGTGTGAAGAACAGGTTTGCTAAGAATAGTGCCGCAGGCACAGACTATACGGTGTTGTTTGCGGATGCTTCCCGAATGACTTTATATAATGACCGTCAGAGTGTGCATGTGGCACAGTATTGGAGCCAAGTATCGTGAGTAACCCTAACAAACGCAAAGGTTCAGCATACGAATCAGCAATCCTACAATGGTTACGCGGCAAAGGACTACTCGCAGAGAAACTAGCACTCGCCGGAACCAATGATGAAGGTGACATAGTTTGTTTCGTTGCAGGCAAACCCTACGTTCTAGAACTAAAGAACAGGGCAAAGCTTGAACTGCCACAGTTCTGGAAAGAAGCCACACTAGAAGCAACCAACTATGCCAAAGCAAGAAACTTAAAAGAAGTACCACCAGCATACGTGATAGTTAAACGCCGCAATGCTGGTATCGAACAGTCATGGGTTATACAAACCCTTGAACAATGGATAGGTGAACCTAATGAATGATCAAGAATGGAACGAACGAGCTGATTGGGTACAGTACGGTATCAAAAAAGGTTGGGTAACAGATAGCATTTGTGCCACCCACGATGGTACCTACGAGTATCTGAACGAGGAAGAAAAGCAACAGTTTGATGAAGGTGGCGACCCATGCGATTTGGTTCTGAAACTACTTTAATGACAGATAAGCCTGACCTTGCGCTAGTCCTAGACCATTACGGTGCGATAGTACCCACAAGAGCAGGATACATTTCAATACGATGTGTCCTACATAATGATACGCAAGCAAGTGCAACAGTAAACATAGATAAACAGCGCTACCATTGTTTCGTCTGCCAATTCGATGGCGATGTATACGATGTAGTAGCCAACAAAGAGGGATTAGGGTTCAAGGATGCTATCGCAAGAGCAGAAGCTATTACTAACGGAAACCGCACACAGGTACGCAAGTCAAATGGATCGTCAAACGGCATCCTACCTGCTAGGGCGGGGAATAACAAAGGAAGCCGCCGCTACGTTCCACCTAGGAACCGTTAGCGACCCAGCGCCAGGACATGAACACGCTGTTGGGTGCTTGTCTATTCCATATCGTACTCCTACCGGCATTGTTGGTATTAAGTTTCGTAAAGTTGACGGTGGTACTCCTAAATACATTTGGCCGACTGGTCAAAAAATTGGTATGTTTAATGTTGTGGACCTTCATGATAGTTCGGATGTCATTGCTATTTGTGAGGGCGAACTTGATTGCCTTGTTATGTCTGCTCTTGTGGGTGTACCCTCGGTGGGGATTGCTGGTGTTACCCAATGGAAGCCCTGGTTTCAAAAAATGTTTGAGGGCTTTGAACGTATTGTTGTCTTTGCAGATAACGATCTTAAGGAAGATGGCAGAAATCCGGGAATGGAACTTGCCAAACGAATCAAAGAAGATTTGGATAAAGCGGTTGTCGTCAGATTACCGGAAAACAAGGATGTGAATCAGGTGTTCCAGGATGGTGGGGCAGATTGGTTACGAGAGAGAGCATTGGCATGAGTAGCAAAGACATTTTAGGTGGCGTACTGCTTGTTGTTGCTGGAACATTTACTGTAATGATCTTAATGACCATCGGTTTCTTATGGTGGGACCACTTCAAGCAAAGGAAAGACAAGTGACAATTATTGTAGCCATCGCAGATGGCAGCAAAGTATTTATGGGATCAGATAGTGGCTCCACCGACAAAGACTTTATTGCAGCTTCTCTAACCCAGAAAGTTAGGGTAAATAATGATTACATTATTGGTTACGCTGGTAGTCGAGGTACAGGACAACTCCTACATTATTTAGATTACCCCAAAGCGCCTGTGGATAACCTTGAACAGTTCATGCGGTTCAACTTTATTCGGGTAGTGAAACAAGCTTGTGACGAGTTAAGTACCGATACTACGGATGCTGACAAAGCAGGGGCAGATTTCTTAGTTGGTGTTAATGGTAGGGTGTTTGAGATCAGTACCGAGGATTGGTCTGTAACCGAATATAATGAGATCGCTACGGGTTCAGGGTATCAGTATGCCCTAGGGTCTTTATTTGTTACCCGTTCTTTGACACCCCGTAAGAGGGTGCGGTTGGCTATTGAAGCGGCAATCCACTATTCAACTACTTGTTTAGGTCCGGCAGAAGTGAGTTGGGTGTGATCAACAACGGACTGTTTACTTCTAATGATGATACATGGACAACACCAAGAAATTTTTTTGACAAATATAACACTATCTACAACTTTGGTTTAGATGCCGCAGCTTTGAAAACATCTGCACTTTGTGCGAAATACTTTGGACCAGACCACGAGAACCCTGAATACAGGGATGCCCTTACCGCTGATTGGGCTGAAGTTGCTGAAGGTTTGCCAGTGTGGTTGAATCCGCCGTACGGTAGAAGTATTAAAAGTTTTGTAGCAAAAGCTGACCTTGAGTC